GAACTTACTATCAAATTCCCTAATGGTGTTTTTATCAGATGCAAGTCAGCAGAGATGAAAGAAAATCTACGTGGTTTAAACGTAGGTATATGGGTAGCAGACGAAGCCGCACTTTATTCACAAGATACTCTACAAGAAATTACAAACCGATTGCGACCCCGTGTTGGGTCACCTGATACTCAAGGTAGATTGATTGTAATTTCTACACCCAACGGAAACGGACCTCTTTATGATCTGTTTACTCTTGCTAACAATAATCCAGATCGATACATAGTTAGGCACATGAATTACTTGGAAATGCGTTCTGGTAATTTAGAATTTATAGAAGAACAAAAGCGTATACTGTCTCCTCTTAAATTCGAGCAAGATTATATGTGTTCATGGGAAAGCGTACAAGATCAATTTTTCTATACATTTAATAAAGCAAAACACTGCCATGATATCTTTGACAATCTAGGCGACATTTATACATTCCACGATTTTAACAAACGTGTTATGTGTTGTACTGTTGCACAAGTAACTAGACCCGGAGAGTTATCAGGTAAGATTGAAATATTAAAATCGTATGCAATTAAAGATTGTGGTACAGAACAACTAGCACAACAAATCAGAAAAGATTATCCCCGTCGTAGAATATACTCTATTATCGATATGTCAGGAACACAAACGAACCGTGATACTACTAGCGTGTTTGGTGTCACTGATAGAGTAATCTTAGAAAAGTATGGATTCACAATCGTCAATACAAGAAAGTCAAATCCTCTTGTAAGCGACACAGATAACTCTAGTAATGCATTTATCAACAGGGGCGGCTTGTTAGTATCTCATTATGATACACAATTGATAGAAGCGTTACAGAGTTATCACTTTGAAGATGGCTCACGTAAAAAACTTACAAAGTATACAGATGCAAAGTATGCACACATTGATGGCTTAGGCGATTGTATCAGATATGGCATACATCATTTGTTCCCTGTACAACACGACACTATGAACATGCCTGAATATGTAGGCATGGATGAACGTTATCAACGTTACAACGAACCAGGTAAAGAATACAAACCTTATTCTCCTCTTTACGAAGGGGGACCTACTTGGGAAGAAATTATTAGACCCAGCAACCCTGATGTTGACCACGTAATTTGGTAAAGTATATCTTATTTTAAAAAATATTTTCTAAGTATAAATACATTATAATTATACGGAGATATTTAATATGGCTAAAAAACAAAGAAAAACAACACCATTAGATGAAAGATTATATCGTAGTTGTAAATACATTGAACAAACTGAATGTTGGGAATGGCAACGAGCAACTAACAACATTGGTTATGGTTTGATTAGAGATGCAGATCATGGCGACCACGAAAGGGGAGGCATGAGAACTACGCACAGAGTAAGTTACGAAATACACAAGGGTCACATACCTGACAATAAAGTAGTAATGCATACATGTGATAATCCTAAATGTTGTAACCCAGATCATTTGCATTTAGGTACAAGACAAGACAATACACAAGATATGATTGGAAAAGGTAGACACAATCTTTTTGGCAGTAAAAATTCACGCAAATGTAAATATTGCAACGTTTATACAACACCAGCACTGCTTACACGTTGGCATGATGAAAACTGTAAACATAAAACTATAACATAAAATATAAATACAATATTGCAATATAAATAAGATATCTTTAGGACTACTCAATGAAAGCAAAAGAACTGCTAAAACGCAATCCTATGTATGAAGCACTATATCCTCAAATGATGGGATATCAGTATGCTTATCTAGGAGGCTATCCATTCAAAACTTATGTACGCAAAAAGCGTCCCTCAGAAGATTCAAATCTTTACCGAGATTTGATTGAAAATACAGTAGCACAACCTATCTGTCGTTATGTTGTTGATACAATCAACGATATTCTTTTTGAGCCAGGCGTAAAACGTGACTTAAGATTTTGCACACCCACAGGCACATTGATCGATCCAAATAACATCGAGTGGTCTCAATTAATGTTATTGGATGCTGATTTACAAAACAGAACAATGGATGCATTTATGGAGAACGTAGGTGATCTTACTAGTATCTATGGACATTGTTGGATCTTTGTTGATATGCCTGAAGAAAGCGAAGGTAACTTAGGTAGACCTTACGTAGTTGCAATTAATCCATTACAAGTGCATGATTGGGAATTTGATTTCTATGGCGGAGCACCTATTTTAAAATACGTTAAAGTATTAGAAAATGAAAATGAAGAATGTTATTATTACAAGTGTTATCATTTAGGTAATGAAAGCGAACCTTCATATTGGATTAGTTATGAAATAGAAAAAGATCAAAAAATGGACCACGATGCAACAGTATTAGGTCAAGGTTACTTTCCAGCTGGTATGGGTATACCTGGATTTATTGCATATGGTCGCAGAGATCCTCGCAGATTTGATGTTGGTATTTCAGACATTGATTCTGCATCAGATGCACAAAGAGAATATTACAAACTAGAATGTGAAGCATATTCTTCAATGCAATTTGCAAAAACAATTATCAGAGCAGACAGGGGTATTTCTATTCCTGTTCATGCTGGTGCTATTGTTAGAGCAACACAAGGGCAAGTTGAGACTATCCCTGTAGATACAGGCGATGTAACTAAGATTATGGAAAAGCAAAAACAATTGCTAGATCAAATCGAAGGCTTAACTGGTCTAGGTGGACTAAGACAAAATAAACATCAAATTGCTTCAGGGGTAGCAATCATTGAAGAACGTAAAACACTTCATAGATTGGCGAAAGCAAAAGCAAGACTAATGGAAGTTGCAGAAGAATTAATCTTTACTTACGCGGCACGTTTTATGGACATGCGTTGGGCGGGTGAAGTTGTTTATGCAACTGACTATGAGGCACATGACACAAACTATCGAATCGCTGTCTATAAAGAAGCAAAACAATTAGTACCAGAAAATACTATTGTTGATGCATTGATTACAAAAGACATTATTGGTATTCTAGCACCTCAAGAATCAGTTGGTCAATATGAACAAGCATATATTGATACAATTGAAGATCCTTCAGTTAAACAATTAATGACTGAAGAAAACGAGTTAGTATTGAGCAGAGATTTAGGATCTCAGATTCCTTCTAAACGTGAAGAGGAAGAAGAATACGAAGGCGAAGAAGGTAGTGAATATGCAGGCGATGATATGATTGGTTACACAGGTCAGAACGGACCAGGTGTACCCATTCAAAATACAGGACCTTCATATGAAACTCAGCAAGCAATTGCTGTACAATTGACTGGTATGAATACTGGTCGATAAATACAATATCACAACAAATAAACGGTTATTACGTTATAATAGGAGAATTAAATGAGTGATCAAATAGACGTTGGCAACGAACAAGCCCTTGTGGAAGATCAAGTGAACGATGAAGTTCAAAATTCTTCAAACGAGCCTAGAGTTAACCCTGGCGCTATTCGCAAAGCACAAACTCAAGGTATTTTGAATGCTTTGAGTAAAGCATCTGGTACAGACTTAAGTTCTGTAGAAGATGCAGTTGCGTTTATCGCTAAGATGTCGGCTCAAAAAACCGATGGCAACGTACAGCCAGTGGAAGTACAACAGCCACGACAATCAAATCGTGTTTCAACCAACGATTTGCATGAACAGTTTCAAAAATTACGTTCAGAACTTACTCAAAAAGAGCAAGCACTGAAAGTAAAAGAACTTGAAACAGATATACTGCAAACAATGGGTGACAGATTCGACACTGAACTATCAGAATATGCTGTCCAAAAGATTAAAGCAAATATTGCTTGGAATGAAGATGGAACTTACAGCATAGTCAATGGCAAAGGTCAAGAGCGTTATGGTGATGATGGTAATCCACTCTCTTTGAGAGGTTTAGTTGAAGAAATTGCTATAGGTAACCCAAAGTTACTTAAGCAAAAAGCAACTCAATCAGGATCTGGATTAAGACCTGGACAAGGCAACATGTTTGCTGGTGCTCCCCTTGACCAAATACCTGATTATTCTAAAGACCCTGCGGCATTCAATGCTTGGGCTCAAAGGAATGGTCTAGGTAAAGGTACTGGCTTAAAAAGTCAGAGTGTGGGCATGACAGTTTCAGGTACATCTAGGAAAGTTTTATAAGCCAACATATAGGAGATTACTACAATGGCATATATATTAGGAGGCAGTAATAACGAATCAGATGGATTCACTACTGCGATTGCAAACTTTGCTTTACGTGCTATGCACGAAAGCCAAGGTCTAGTAGACTTTACACAGGTAGTTACACCTACTCAAGGTAACGAATACTTAGTACCTAACTTTGCACCAATCACATACCAAGACTACACCCCAGTTAATGGAGACGGTGGTTTTGCTACAGGTGGTGCAGTTGAACAAAACCCAAGCCTTGGACAAGGCTCTATCACAGCAACTCCAGCAGTTGCAGCCACAGCATTTGATGTGTTCTATGGATGGACAACTTCTTTCCAATTAGCCGCAACTATTGGTGCTGAACTTGGCGAATCTTATGCAGAGAAAGTTGATCAGCGTGTATGCGCCGCTTTCACTTCATTTAAAGTAGGCCCAGGTAACGTAAACTACTCACCTGCTCCACAAGACGGCTTTGCTCGTCCAACTGAGTTAGGTGCTATGGAACTTGTTGCTGACGGAGATTCCCCAGCTGGTTCTACAACAGGCTTTACTGCTAACTCAGTACTTGGCTTGATTCGTAACGTTAAGCAAAACTACAAAACAGCACGTTTACCAGGTACACCTATTGTTGTACTAGACTCTAACGGTGTTT